AAGTCAATTACTGTTCCAAGATCAGGGTCTGTGACTTGCGTCAGCGCCGCGCCGTCCCAATAGTACAGGAGTCCATCTGAGGCAATGCCAAGACGGTCAAACGAGTAGTCGAACGTCACTTGGTCTGAGCCGCCTACGTCACCGAGGACAGTTACCATGCCGTCAGCAGCTACAGATACCAGCTTGGTGCCCATGACGCGGTAGCACACGCCGTTCCAGTTGATCCCGCCGCGACTGGCACCCGGACCGACACCATTGGCAACTAAGCCATCGGCTGGTCGCAGGTAACCATTGCTAATCCCTTGCTCCTTAGGCACGGGCACCATATTCACCGGATAGGATGAGCGGAAGTCCGCCACCCCGTCGGTATAGATGCCATTTAGCACCGGGATTTGCATGACTCAGCAGCCCTTGAAGCGTTGCACGCCAAAAGAAACCGTCATGTCGTCAGCGGCAGCTGCAATAGCGGCCGAGTCGTGGAATCGAACAGTCGAACCGGCGGGCAAGTACAAATCGACCGGGATTGGAATTTGGATCATGCCGTCGATGAATGCCGTCTCACGATAGATGCCCTGCAAGAAGCCGTAGCTGCGGGTCAAGGACGCGGCTTGCACCGCGCCGGCCGAAATGTAGCCAACTTCGTTGCCGCTCGGGTCAGTCACAGTAAAACGAATTTGGCGGTTACCGACTGTAGCAGTCGTCACCAGCTTTACATTGGCATACATGAGTTTCCACATCTCATCGGCCGGGACTGTGTAGCTCTTGTCGCTATCGTTGGCAGCAGCGTCAAAGACGCCATAGATGGGAGCGACTGAGGTTACACCCTCGGAGTAGTTTTCGTTTAGTGCGGAACCGAATTGAAAGCGCATAATATTCTCCTTGATTAACCGACGCGGTACCACGTCGAGGTTACGGCGTCGAACTTGAGCGTGAAGAAGTCATTAGCAGCCAGCGCAGCAGGCTCACCGGTTACCGCAGTCGCGCCGTTGCCATCAACAACGAGGGTAGTCACAGCTTGGGTGCAATTTACCAGCACCTGCTGGCCGTCAATTGCGTTAGCCACAGCAGGCAACACGATCTCGCCGTCTGCATAACCAGCCACCGGAGTCAGGATTAAATGGATGTCGGCGTCACCATCGGTGATCTGCACGCTGAATCCGGAAGCAGAGGGCGCGGCATACTGCGTACTGTAGCCGCTCGCTGACAGGTCGAGGTTAGCTTGCATGAAGGCTAGCAACGCGCTGGCGGAAACCTTGCGAGCGTCGCCGTTGCTGGTGTCGAAGATCGGGAATTGATCACCAGCAGCAAGCTGGTCGACGGCCGAGAGTTGATTGATTTGAGGCATGGCGGTTCCTAGTTGAATTCAATTGAGCCATCTTGACCTGCCAGCAACGGATCAACTGGAGGCGTCAAGAACGGGTTGTCAGTGTTGCGCCAAGGTTTGTTCCCTGCACCGGCAGGCATGTTGGCAGGCAATTGTTGCTCCATTGGCATGGCAGCACTCGAGAGCAAGGTGTCATAAGCCATCTTGGCGGTGGCTTTGGTGTCAGTCGAAACGGTTTTACCGAAGCTCGGCGCAAGGCGAATGCCGAGGTTTAGATAAATCGCTTCGTTGGCTGAATCCGGAACGCCTGTCTCAGCATCGAGATCACTATCTTGAGGGCTTGACGGAATCGGATAGCCGAGACGAATGCCTTTGCTGTTCCATGTGGCCATCATGGAATCAAGCCGACGCAACGCCGATTCCATTTGCTCAGGGCCGAGGTCAAAGACATAAGACGCCAATCCAATTTCCTCAAAAGCTTGGACAACGAACTGACGCTTAGTCCAGCCCATGATTTACTCCTGTGCCCAAGGCGCGGAAACGGGCGCAGGGGTGGCGATTGCTTGCTTGCCCTTACCTGCGGTCGCCTTCGGCGCGGAAACGGGCGCAGGGGTGGTTTCCGCCTCAGCAATCGCGTTCTTTTTGGCATCGGCTTCGGGGACTGAGGCGAACCAACCGGCTTTCAAGGCGGCGGCATGTTGCTCTTCGGTTTCAACCGACAAGTGTTCCGACGCGGAACGATAAACTAGACGTGGGAATTGCATTGCTATCTCCTTGAAACTAGGCCGAGCGAACCCGGCCTAGTTGTTGGATTACGACAAACGGTAGGTGACGAAAGTATTAGCTGCCGTCTTGCGGGTGCGGAAGTGCCCGCTGGTGACAGTTGCCACCACGCCGCTGCCGACCAACGTGTGATCCGCGGCAGCAGTCACGGTGAAGGCATTGGCGCCGGTTGCGATTGCCGACCAGTCGAAAGACTCACCGATAGCGAGATCAAGCGCGGCGTCCATGACGGTGCCGGTATCGACCGTAGCGGTAACAGCAGCAGCCGTGGTCGAAGTGACAATACCAGCAGCCATCATTGCAGCAGTCAGCGTGCCAGTAGCATTTAGAACGCCCGGTGTGCCTTGCAACTTGGTTTGGAGAACAGCATCCGTTACCGGGCCGACGCCAACCGCATACTCGACCGGAGCAGCACCGGCTTCGATGATGATGGTTGCACCGGAGGCGTAAGCGCCGAAGACCGTCTGCTCGTTCTCAACGGTGCCGAGAACGCTAACGGTTGCCGGGACGTTCGGATAACCGACTTCGCGGCTGACAACTGCGCTACCGATGGTATAGACGGCAATGCTTTCGGTGGCTGGAACCGTGACTTCGACACGGCCGAAGGGATAAACAATTTTGGAGCTCATGGCATTTCCTTTCAAGAATTGGATTATGGACAACAGGGGCCGAAGCCCCTGTCATTCACTTTAGGTCTGCGAGAACAACATGATGCCGGTCATCTCGGGCTGCTTATTCACGACCCCGAAGCGCGTATCCAGACGATACTTGGTTTTCATGGTGTTGATGTCGTAGAACTTTTGCAGCACAAGCTCGATGCCCTGCTCCGTCGAAGCTCGCATTACGGAAGTACCGGCGTCGGTCGGGACAGCATAACGGCCGGGAAGGATTTCCATGGCATCCTTCTGCCAGAACGGGTTGGCGTAAGCGGCCACCGTATTCAGGAAGACGAGTGCCGAGTTGGCCGCCTTGGTGTTGATAACGCAGTTCTTGTATTGCAGCTCGGCATCGGTACCGCCTTGGCCGGTAATCATCGGGGGCGAAATGGTCATGGTCGTACCTGAATCGACCGAGATCACGCGGAACGTCTTGAGCTGGCCGGTGTCGCCTTTGGTGATATGATGCACCGCGTCCAAAGTCGCCACCGTGAAGGCATCGCCGGCCGCGACGTTTGCAGTCGAGGACACGGTGATGGTTTGATAGCGGTTATCTACGTTGCTGGTTTCACCAGTCGTAGCGGTACGCGTGGCAACAGGGGTGTAGTAGTTGCCACCCGCGTCCAGCGTGCTCATGGTGATGCCAGCGCCACCAGCAGCAGCTGCTTGGCGATTGGCATAGTCAAGTTTGTAGGTCTCGAAAGACGCCACAGTGCCGACATAGGCCTTCTCGTAAGCGGTCACCGGCTTGCCGGTCATCGTGGCGCGAGACGCTAGGTTGCTCGCCATGCCGTTGTAGTCGCGAGTGCTCAGGGCCAAGTAACGATCAAAGCCGGAGATGCCTTGCTCATTCATGATGGCTTCACACTGCGCCACATCGTCAAAGCCGGAAGCGGCTGCGGTGCGTTTGACCACAAGGGTACCTTGCAGCGCGGCGACGTTCATAACCGCGACGTTGATATCCGAGGCCAGTTTCTGCTTGGCGGCATTGCCGAGACGGTTTTCTTGCAGCGCATCGCGCAGCTCGGTCGCCGTCATGATCCACGGGCTCGACTTGTTGAAGCCGATGGTGGCCGGTACCGAAAGCTGAGTCATGTTCTGGAAGTTGGCAGTCTGGTCGGTGCCATCGAACGACTGAGCGATGTAGGGCTGAGGGCGCCAAAGGATGTCATTGGTGCGCTCCATCATCGTCTGGTCAGTGTTGAAGACCGCGACGTTCTTGGACAACACAAGTGCATCCTCAAAGCCTTCCAGCATGCTCTCGAACGCTACGCGCTCTTCTTTGCTAAATTCATTTGCCATGGTTTGTTGCTCCTAATAAATTTGGTTCAGGAGGCTTGGCGCTTCTGCCGCTTGTAGGCGGTGACTTTTGTGTAGTCGCCCGTCTTGTCAGCTTCGGCGCGCAGCCGGTCAAGGGTTGAGTCGACCGAGCCGGATTTCGGCGCGGAACCGCTCACGGTTTTTTCCGGAGGCGGTGCTGCCTTGCGATTGGTCACTTTCAATTGAGTCTCCAGTTTAGCTACCGCAAAGGCAAACTTTACGGGGTCGGTGATTGAGGCGAGTTCCTTTGCCTTCTTCAGGTTCTTGCCCAACGCATAAATTACCAAGGCTGAATTCTCAGCCCCTTGCACGATGATGCCCTGCTGGGTG